GGTCAATCTGTATTCCCTGCTGGGTCTGCTCGCTCAATCACTGTTGTAGAGGGTGAGTGTGATGCTCTAGCGGCTTATGAGATGAATGGGGGCTTCCCTGTTGTATCTGTCCGTTCCTCCTCTCAGGCGGTTACTGACGTAAAGAATAACTTCGAGTACCTCAACTCATTTGATGAGATTGTCATCTGCTTTGATGCAGACGAAGCTAAATATGATAATGCAGGCAAAGCACATTACCCCGGACAAGAAGCGGCTATCAAAGTTGCTGAGCAATTCCCTCTAGGTAAGGTTCGTATTGTAACCCTATCTCAATTCAAAGACCCTAATGACTATCTCAGGGCTGGTAAAGAGAAAGAGTTCAAGAATGAATGGTTCCGTGCAGGTAAGTACACTCCTGCTGGTCTCAAACTAGGTAGTGAGATTTGGGATGACATCATCAACCCCCCTCAGCATGAGACTATCCTCTATCCATATGAGGGTCTTAATGTAAAGACCTACGGTATCCGACTCTCTGAGCTTATCGTTGTCAATGCACCCCCTAAGGTTGGTAAGACAACACTCCTAGGCACCATTACCCACCATATCCTCAGGAATACTGAAGATGCCAAGGTTGGTCTAATGAAACTGGAAGAGAGTAACAGAGACACTGCTCTCAATCTTATGTCCATTGAAGCAGGTAAGAGACTGCACCTACCTGATGTATGGGATGCCTGTGATCCTAAGGACATCAAGAAATATTATGATGCAACAGTAAACACTGATCGTATTGTAATCTGGGACCACTTTGGTTCTAATGCAGTTCAGGCAGTTCTGGACAAAATCCACCACATGCACGCACTAGGTTGTAAGTATATAATCTTAGATCACATCTCTATTCTTGTGTCCGATCAATCAGGTGATGAACGTAAACAGCTTGATGAGATTTCAACAAAGATCAAGACCCTTTGCATGGAATTGAATATCTGTGTAATTGCAGTGGTTCACCAAAACCGTGATGGTCAGATCAGAGGTACACAAGGAATTGAACAACTTGCTAACATTGTTATTAGACTTGAGCGTGACAAGATGGCCTCTTCGGATGCTGAACGTAACACAACCAAAGTCTTCGTCACAGAGAACCGCTTCTGTGGTGAAACAGGACTGGCTTGTCACCTATACTATGATCCAGAGACTGGCATTCAGCGGGAAATATCTGAAGAACAAGCAAACCAAGCAAAAATGGGAGAAGCTCCGTGGTAACACTAGTTAAAGCAGGTTATTTAGTCAAGATTACTTCTTGGGAGAATGATGGAGATAACTACAAAACTGTAGAATTAGATGGACTATCTGAAGAAGGTATGAAGGCTTATGTAGCTTTTGCCAAACTTTTCACTAAGTCCTCTGACAGATCAGATTATCATATTGGTAATATTTATAGATCTGAGGTGTGGGAAGAAGATAAGATAAAAAGACTATTAAAAAATCTTCCTCAATCTTGTATTGATTACTTTGATTTCGAAGAATGGGATTGGTGGGACAGAGCTTTTGATATAGGTCTAACAGGTGGAGAGTTCTACACAAGAGTTTGTGACAGGATTCAAGTGTTTAAAGTAGGAGCACCTTGCTTTGCCACTCTTATTGAGGATGAGTACCCATGAAACAAGTAGACATTCTTAATGAGATAAAAATGACGAAAAGGCAATTATTGTGTGGGGAGATATTCTATGAAATATATCGTAGCAGGTTCTAGAAAGATTTCAGACACTAACTTTATTAGAGAGACTATTGAGTCCTTTGATGTAAGTGAGATTGTATGTGGTACGGCTAAAGGCCCAGACTCTATCGGAGAAGCGTGGGCTATTGATAATGATGTACCTATTGCTTACTTCAAACCTAAATGGAATAAGCATGGAAAGAAGGCTGGTATTCTCCGTAACATCGAAATGGGGGATTATGCAGATGCTCTCTTAGCTTTCTGGGATGGTAAGTCTAGAGGTACTAAACATATGATTGACTATATGAAATCAATCGGAAAAGAGGTTCATGTATTTAAGATGGAAGTACCTTGTGAGATAAAAATACCTCTTGAGTTTAATATTAGTTTTGGGTTTGAGTGGAGTCTCTCTCAACAAAAGTACAAATACTTTATAGTCTTTAAACTTGATAACAAGTACACAACTGTGTGTGGATATATAAAAGAAAAACCTACAAAAGAATTCAGAAACAGAGAAATCAGAAAGGTTTTAGATCAAGCACTTGGTCTTAGAGATGATCTATGAAATATATCGGAAAAGAGGTTCATGTATTTAACTTATGATGAACGTTATTGGGTAGTAGATGTTGAGGGTAACTCCTTAGAACCAGACAGAATCTGGGTTACAGTAGTACGTAATGTACAGACTGATGAGGTAATAAGACTTTACAATAGAGAAGATTGGGCTGAGTTCCATAAAGATTATTACATTTATGTAACCCATAATGGTCTCTGTTACGATGTACCTAAAGCTCTTAATCCTCTATGGATGGCAGGTATCAACTACAATAATGTTATTGATACTATGGTCTTATCCCAACTCTACTACCCACGAATAGAGGATGGACACTCACTAGCAGCGTGGGGTGAGAGGTTCGGACTAGAAAAGATTAGCTTTCACGACTTCTCTAAACTCACTGATGAGATGGTAACCTACTGTGAAAGAGACACAGAGATTACAGCTAAAGTCTTTAGAGCACTAATTAACAGACTTAAACAGAGAGGTTACTCAGAACGAAGCTGTGAGATTGAACACAAGTTCAGACACATCATTGCTGAGCAAGAACGTAATGGTTGGCTCTTTGACAAGAAAGCAGCTATCAAACTCTACAGAGACTTAAGACAACAAGAGTACGACTTAGGCTTGGAAATTAAAAAGAAGTTTCCACCGTGGCCTAAGAAAGTAAATGAATACAAATATCGCTTAAAACAAGATGGAACACCTTATGCATACTACCAACAACATGTTGACAAATACCAAATTAAGTGGACGTCAGAGACGACGTATGAGACGTGGGAAGAGGTTGAGTTCAACATCGGCTCGCCAGCACAAAGGGTTGACCGTCTTCTCGATCTAGGTTGGAAGCCTACTAAGTTCACTAAGAAGACGCCTAAAGGGGGTGGTGGTAATCCTCAGGTGGACGAGGAGAGCCTTCTTGAGTTTGCCGAGGAGAGTGGTATACCTGAGGTATCAATGATCGCTGACTGGCTTGTGCTTAACGGCAGAGCTAACATGATCAATACTTGGTTAGAGAATCTAGGGGACGACTCTTGTATTCACGGGTCTGTCTTCACCTGTGGTGCCAACTCTCGTAGATGTACTCACTCCTCTCCTAATACTGCAAATATACCTAGTGTTAAAGCTAAGTTCGGTGAAGAGTGTAGGTCCCTTTGGATTGCACGACCAGATAGGTTTATCGTAGGTATTGATGCCAAGTCTCTTGAAGCCCTCCTATTCGCCCACTTCCTAGGCGGACAACAGCAGCATATTGATTACATGATGGGTGATACTCATATCATGAACAAGAATGCTATTGAGGAGCAATTAGGTCTTGAATCCACCAAGGCTCAATGTAAGACAGCCTTCTATGCTTATATCTTTGGTGCATATCCGGCTAAGATTGGTCAGACATTCGGTCTAGACTCCAACATGGGTGAGAAGATCATTGGTGTACTTGAGGCCGCTGTACCGGGCTTAAACAAAGCTATGGCTGATGCTAAACAAGAGTGGAGACAGAACAACACATTCCTTAAATGTCTCGATGGTGGGTATGTCAGGTGCCCTTCTGAGCGATCCGCTCTTAACTACAAAGTCCAACCAGCAGGCGCTGTCTTTATGAAGCAGGCTTGTATTAATCACTATAGTCTAATCCAGCAACATGGATTCGATGTAATGAAGGTTGGTGATATCCACGATGAGTGGCAGTATGATAGTGCTGAATGGTGTGCAGAAGATGTAGGTAAAACTGCAGTGCAGGCTATGGAAGAAGCAGCACCACAACTTAATCTATTAGTACCAATGACAGGAGATTATTCAATTGGGAAAAGCTGGGCAGAAACACATTAAAGATTACAATACATTAATGGAGAAATTGGAAATTATCAGTTGACATAACGCTAAATAACTGCTATAATACTATTACAATACAAAATAACAAGAGAAAAAACAACATGATTATTAAAAACTTAGAAGTGCGTTGGGCAAAAATTCTTGGTGATCCAGTTCCTAAATATGAACCTACTGATGGTAACGAATGGACAGTTGATTTCATTCTGACTGACGAGCAGGTTGCAGAGATGGAAAATGCTGGTGTGACTACTGCCAAGTACATTCGTGAAAAGAATGGCGATAATATCTGGACCTATCGTCGTAGTGAATTGAAGCGTAATGGTGATCCAGCTAAGCGTATTGAAGTCATTGCCGCAGATGGTATGGCATGGCCTCAGAGTAAGCTGATTGGTAATGGTTCCATCGTAGACGTTAAGTATGGTATCAATGAAATCAATGACCGTAAAGGACAACGTTTCAAACCCTCTGCTATTACAATCCTAGTTCGTGAGCATGTGCCTTATGAATCCAAGGGTGATGGTGAAGAGTTCGATATTGATCCTGAAGGCACTAAAGTAGTAGAGAATTGGGACGAAGAATGATTAGTTTTTTAATTGGTCTTTACTTGGGTGGTGGCCTTCTTTATGGCTGCCTTACCTTCCAAACCTTTGGCTTTACAATCGACTTAAAAGACTATCTCTACGATGTCTTCCTTTGGCCTAAGGCTATATTTGACTGACCTAATAGTTTGCATTTTCCTTTTAGTATTATTTGCGTATATGGTGTCCTAACATGAAAAAAGAAATTACAACACTTGTAGATGACATCTACGCACTACTAAAAGATGGTCAAGATATCTCAGATGAACTTTTAGATGAGTTTGCTGGGAATATGCGAGAGTTGATGAAGAGTAGATTATCCACTGAGAAGCGCCGTTCATCCGGGTTAAGGATGTCTCAGATTGGTAAACCTCTTCGTCAACTCTGGTATGAGAACCAAGGTGATGGTATCCCCAGAGAAGAGCTTAGAGGGAATACTCTCTTTAAGTTCCTCTATGGTGATATTCTTGAAGAGGTGACACTCTTCCTTACTAAATGTGCAGGGCACACGGTTGAAGATGAGCAACAAGAAGTCTCTCTTAACGGTATCCTAGGCCACATTGATGCTAAGATTGATGGGCACCTAGTTGATGTTAAGTCTGCCTCCAAGTTTTCCTTCAGGAAGTTTGCAGACGGAACCTTAGCAGAAAACGATGCCTTTGGTTACATGCACCAACTATCAGGTTATGCAGAGTCAGATGAGCTTAAAGGAACCTTAGAAGGTTCAGGCTTTCTGGCTATTAACAAGGAAACAGGTGATCTTGCTCTCATGCCTGTGGACTTAGACGAATTGGAGATGCACTTCCCTTCGGTACGTATTGACAAAGCTAGAGAAGCTCTAGAAAGTAATACACCACCTCCGAAGTGCTATGATCCAGAACCTATGGGTAAGAGTGGGAATATGAAACTAGGTGTAAACTGTTCATACTGCCCATTTAAGAAACATTGCTGGAAAGACGCAAACAACGGTAAAGGGCTCAGAACATTTATCTACTCTACTGGTCCGGTCTTTCTAACAGAAGTAACTAAGGAACCGAACGTTCCTGAAGCAATATAAGAAAGAAATATATGACTGATTTTACAGTATTCGACGGTGGAAAGCAAGAAGAGTCTTCAACCCCGCCAGCAAGAATCTTTGACATTACTTACTTCAATGGAGAAAACTCACAACAAACAGCTTCGGCTGAAGGTTATTTAGTTAGTATGGCTAAGTTCATTGCAATCTGTGAGAACTATACAGACGTACTTCTTACACCAATCTTGGCTATTCCTGATGATCGTATCATCTCTGTAGTAGCAAGACCACTGGCAACAGTGAACTAATATGTCCCATTCCAGAGGGAAGAGGACTAAGGGTTACCGCTCTCGGCTAGAAGCTCTGGTTGCAGCTCGCCTTAAAAAGATGAAGGTCGAGTTTTCCTACGAGGATGAAAAATTTCCTTATGTTGTAGAGAAGACTTATACTCCCGACTTTAATCTTGAGAGCGGTATTCATCTAGAAGTGAAGGGAGTACTTATGCCAAATGACCGGTCTAAGTACTCCCATGTGAAGAAGTGTAATCCAGATGTTACATTTGTATTCGTCTTCGCAAACCCTGACCAGAAAGTCCCCGGAACAAAGAGAATGACACACGCACAATGGGCAGAACGTAATGGATTTAAGTGGCTTAAGGCAGGTGATTTTAAAAAGAAAGATTTAAGGTGATAAATGAATACGTTCCTAATCAGTGACACACATTTTGGACATAAAGGTGTTACTCACTTTGAAAGAGGTGATGGTACGCCTCTAAGACCTTGGAATAATCCTGATGAAATGGATGAAGCTTTGGTGGAAAATTGGAATAGTGTAGTAAAAGAAAAAGACAGGGTTTATCATCTAGGTGATGTAGTCATTAATAGAAGGTGTCTTAAAACACTAGATAGGCTTAATGGTAGAAAAGTTTTGATTAAAGGTAACCATGATATTTTTAAACTTAGAGATTATCTACCTTATTTTGACGACATCAGAGGAAGCCATAAACTAGATACGTTTATTCTAACACATATACCAATACACCCTGAAAGTGTTGCTAGATGGTGTTCTGGAAATATACACGGACACCTACATAGTAATATAGTAAGAAACCTAGACGGAACCCCAGATGAAAGGTATATAAATGTGTCTGTAGAACAGATCAATTATACTCCAATACCTTTTGATACAATTAGAAAAGGATGGAGACCTATTGTCTAAGACACACTTAGTAATTCCTGATAGCCATGCACACCCGGACTTCAGTAATGAGCGATACTCCTATCTATCAAAACTCATCATGGACGTCAACCCTGACGTTGTTATTGACATCGGGGATTGGTTCGACATGGCATCACTTTGTTCATACGATAAGGGGACTAGGGGTTTTCACGGACGAAGATATCAGGACGATATTGCAGCAGGTATTGAAGCTCAAGATAGAGTTCTCTCACCTCTCCGTAAACGAAAAAGGAAACTTCCTAGATTTGTTAGGTGCCTTGGCAATCACGAATACAGAATTGTCCGTGCAATTGACCGAGAACCCGAACTACTTGAGGGAACTATTGGACTCTCTGATCTACAATCAAAGGAATATAATTGGGAAGAACACCCCTTCAACGAAGTTGTAAATATTGATGGGATTAATTATACCCACTACTTTGTCTCCGGTGTTATGGGTCGTCCTATTTCCTCTGCTAATAGCCTACTTACACGTCAAAGAGCCTCCTGTACTATGGGACATACTCACACATTTGAATACAAAACAGAATCAAACGTAGAGGGAAAAAGGTCCCATGCTTTATTCTGTGGTGTCTTCCAAGACTATGACCCGGACTTTGCAGCTAATACTAACTATCTCTGGCGTAGAGGTGTTGTTATTAAACACAATGTTGAAGATGGTAACTATGACCTAGAATGGGTCTCAATACAACGACTGAAAGAGATGTATGGTTAAATCATGGATGAAATGTATAGAAGATTGGATAAGCACTTCACACCGGGTGAACTCGTTGAATTCCTTGGCATTGGAATGCGAGAAGTCTACGAAGCTTTTGATGACAAAATTAAAGAACACTACGTGGACCTAGCGGATGAAGTACTCCTAACACTGGATGTAGAATGTGACTGACGTTAAACGTCAAACCCACTACGAGCAGTATGATATTCAACCAGTGGACTTTATTGTAGAAACAGTAGGTCCCGGTTGGCTCGTAGGTAATGTCATTAAGTATGTAATGAGATATAATGAGAAGAATGGTGTTGAAGACTTGAAGAAAGCTGCACACTATGTGGAGATGTTGATTAATGTCACAGAAGGACGTAAGCCTAGAGACTCTAAGGAAAGCGAAGGCGTCAGCGAAACATCTACTGAAGAACAGCGAGAGTTCTTTGATTTACTGGGTTCCAGAATCACTATATCGAAAGATGGAGAAGTGGGGGTATGACACCACCCACGTTAGAATTATTAGACCTTTGAGGTTAACATGAGATTTGAAGATTTTAAACAACAAGTAAAGATCGAAGAGAACGAAAGAACTTGGAGACTTACTTATGAACACGAAGGTACAGTATACACAGCACCTTGGCAGACCAAAGAGATGCGCGTAGTAGGTGCAGGTACTGAACTTGGTAAGGACCCTTCTAACAAGATTATGGCACAGAAGGTGTGGTTCTTCGAACAGCTTCAGAAGAAATTAAAGGAAAAACAAAATGGGTGAAGTTAAAACACCATTAGTGAAGATGTCTGATCTAACCTTTAAAAGAGTTAATGATTT